TATTGCATCACAACATTAGGCAATTGAGTTGTAGAGAATTATATGATTTAAGATATATAGAGGCCACAAAAAAGGTTTACAGATATGAAGCTTAAAAAAATAAAAGTTTATGGCAGATTAAGAAAGTTTCTTGGGCAGTCGTATTTTGAAGCGGCTGTTGCAAGTCCAAAGCAGGCATTTCATTTTTTAATTGCAAACTTTCCAGAGGTGGAAAATCACATGATGAATCAGTTATATAAAATAAAAATGGGTGGTATGGAGATAACAGAGGATTTATTAAATTTGCAAAGTGATGAAGATATACAGATAATTCCTATTGCTATAGGTGCAAAAGGGGCAATTGTAGGAGGTTTATTTTTAGGAGGTGGGGCAGTGGCAGCAGCATCATCTGTTGCGTTTATAAGTGGCACTTTAGCAACAGCGTTAACAGCTATTGGTACAAATATGTTAATAAACGAAGCCTCAAATCTTTTAATGCCTAGACAAGATATACCAAGTGGTGTTATGGCTGATAGCTTTTCACAGAATGATCCTACATTTCAATCTTTTGGTTTTGGGTCAATACAAAACGTAGCAAGGGCTGGTGTTCCAGTGCCTATAATTTATGGGGAAGTTTTTACAGGTTCAGTTGTCATCAGTTCTGGTATTGATACCGTTCAAGTGGAGGGTACGACTTAATGATATTTCCTATAGGACAATTTGCGGAAGCTGTGGGTCTTATTACTGATCCAAACTTGCCAAAAGATGCACTTCAGTCAAAGCAATTTCAAACCTTGATTGAATTATTAGGATCAGGAGAAATAGAAGGGTTTCCAAGTGCTACAGGTAATAAGGGTACGACTGAATATAACCAAAGTTCACTTAAAGATGTCTTTCTTAACGGAACTCAGGTTTTACAACAAGCGGCTGGTACAAGTCCAAATGATGAAGATTTTAACTTTCAAAATATTACTTTTGAACCTAGATTTGGCACTTCAGATCAAACAGCGATAGCTGGTATTACAGAAACAGAATCAGAAACTAGCGTAGGTGTAACAGTTACACAATCAACACCAGTTTCAAGACAGATAACAGATACGAATATTGATGCTGTAAGAGTAACTATTGGTTTTCCTACACTGCAAAAGTTTGAAGATAATGGTGATATTAATGGTGCTGAAGTTGCTCTTACAATTCAAACTATAGAAAACGATGGAACAACAACAGAAGTTATTAATGACACAGTAAAAGGTAGAACAGCAAGTACATATTTTAGGGATTATAAAATTAACTTACCATCTGGCACTAGCTTTCCTGTCACTATTAGAGTAAACAGAACTACAGCAGACAGTACAGAAACCACACTGCAAGATAGTTTTCAATGGTCATCTTTTACAGAAATAATTAATGAATCAAGAGCCTATGCAAATTTTGCTCATGTAGCTTTACGTTTTGACGCTGAATCTTTTCCAAATCAGCCCAGACGTATGTTCCGCATCAGAGGAACTAAGATCAAGATACCGCATAATGGGGTTGTTAGGGCTGATGGGTCGATTAGTTATAGCGGAACATTTAATGGAACTTTTAAAACAGATAAAGAATATTCTAATGATCCAGCATGGATTCTATATGACTTGCTTACAACGTCAAAAGGTTTTGGCGATCATATTGCAGAATCATCATTAGATGTTTTTAGCTTTTTCTCTGCTAGTCAATATGCAAGTGAGCAAGTAGATGATGGAACTGGCACTGGAAATACCGAGGCTAGATTTTCTTGTAATGTAGTTCTTAATTCTCAAAGGGCTGCATACGATACCATTAATAATCTTGCCTCTGTTATGAGGGCAATGCCTTTTTATTCAGCAGGGGCAGTAAACATAAGCTGCGATAAACCAACAGATGCAAGCTATATCTACAATTTAAGCAATGTTTCTGAAGCTGGTTTTTCTTATTCAAGTGCTAGTAAAGACACTAAATTCACTGTTGTTAATGTCTCCTACTTTGATAATGAGACTCAAGAGGTAGATTATGAGACTGTAGAAGATACTGCTTTACAGGCAAAATATGGCATAGTAACAAAAAACTTAAATGGCTTTGCCTGTACATCAAGAGGCCAAGCGGCAAGGCTTGGACGCTGGTTTTTATATACACAAAATAATGAAGCAGAAACAGTCACATTTACAGCATCATTAGAAAGCGGAACAATAGTTAGGGTTGGAACTGTCATAAATATCGCAGACCCAATGAGGGCAGGCGTAAGAAGGGGAGGACGTATTAAGACAGGAGTATCTACAACTCAGATTATTGTTGACGATCAAAATAATACAGATTTGGCAACAACAGGATCAGCAACTTTGAGTGTAATTTTATCTGACGGCAGTTTGGAGACTAAGACAATAAGCAGCGTGTCAGGAGCAACCATTACTGTTTCCTCTGCTTTTTCATCTGTTCCACAAACTAATAGCGTTTGGGTAATAGAAAATACATCTGTTGAGCTTCAGACTTTCAGAGTTGTATCTGTCACAGAGCAAGAATTATTAAATTATCAAATTGTTGCTGTCGTACATGATCCTAATAAATATGCTTTTGTAGAAGATGGTACAGCATTGCCTACAAGGACAATCACAACTCTTACTGCACTGAAAGATGCACCAAGCAGCCTACAGGGAACAGAACAAATTGTTGTTTTGAATAACAGGGCTGTAAGTAAATTATTTATTCAATGGCAACCTGTCAGTGGTGTCACTGAATATATGATTCAATATAGATTTAAAAATGAAAACTTTATCTCAGAGCGTATTACAAGATCAGATTTTACAATATTTGAAACTTTAGAAGGAAGTTATGAAGTAAGAGTTTTTAGTTTTAACGCATTAGGAAAGCCAAGTATTACACCCGCAACAACAACATTTACAACTGTTGGCAAAACCGCTTTACCAGATGATGTGCAGAATGTGCAAATTGAACCATTATCAGATCAATTTGTGAGATTACGTTTTGATAAATCAACTTCGGTTGATGTGGTGCATGGGGGAAACGTAGTTATTCGTAGCTCTAACCTGACAACAGGCGCAACTTTTACAAATGCAATTGATGTTATCCCAGAACTTTCTGGAAATATTAGCGAATCAATTGTGCCTAATATTGTAAATGGAACTTATTTGCTTGCTTTTAGGGATGATGGCGGCCGACTTAGTGCAAATGCAGCATCAATTAAAAATATAAATACTAAACCTGATGTTTTTCCAAAGCTTACAATTTTAGAAGATAGGGAAGATTTAGACAGCCCTCCTTTTCAAGGTGTTAGAGACGATTGTTTTTTCTCTGATGAAGTAAATGGTCTTGTTTTAGGTTCAACTGTTTTACTTGATGACATAACAGATTTTGATGCAATAGCTGATTTTGATTTTATTGGTGATGTAGATTTTTTAACAGGTGGTCAATATTTCTTTAAATCAACTCTTGATCTTGGAGGAAAACAACCTTTGAAATTAAGAAGGCATTTCGTCACTCAAGGTTTCTTGCCTAATGATTTAATTGATAAAAGGACTGCAAATGTTGATACGTGGACAGATTTTGACGGAGCCACAGCATTTAATGTCAACGCCACCTTATCAGTTGCAACAACTGATTCTGATCCTGATTTGTCAGTATCGGCCACATATACAATTAATGATGGTTCTGGCGGTGCAGGCACAATAATCACAATTACAAAAACATCTCATGGTTATAGTGTCGGGAGTCTTGTTACTTTAGATTTTACTTCTGGAACTGGTGTTGATGGTGACTATATTATTCAATCTGTACCAAATGCAAACACATTTCTTTTAACTTCTGCAACTTCTTTAAATACAAGCGGGAACTGTACATATTCAGCAGAATTTGAACCTTATCAAAAGTTTGTTAATGGTACTTATATTGGAAGAGGTTTTAAATTTAAATGCGATCTTTTATCGACTGACCCTGCCCAATCTATAGAAATAGATCAACTAGGTTATTTTGCTGAATTGGATAGTAGAACTGAAACAAGTCTTGGTAATGCAGCCGCTTCAAGTGGTGGATTTATTGCAAGCGGTACCTCTACAAAATCAGTGACTTTTACAGATAGCTTTTTTACAGGTCAGTCAGGAACAAGTGTCGCTGCTAATTCTGTTTTACCTTCAATAGGAATAACAATAGAAAATCAATCTCAGGGTGATTTCTTTACTTTGTCAAACATCACTGGCACAGGTTTTGATATAGATATAAAAGATTTAAACGGAAATAATGTAAACAGAAACTTTAAATACGCGGCTACAGGCTTTGGGCGTGGTAGTTAATAGTGGTTTAGGATATACTAAAAGAAAATTTTGGATTAGGAAATGGCACAGCACGATTATGTAATAGATAACTCCACAGGAGCAAACGTAAGGGCTGATATAAATAGCGTTTTACAGGCGATAGCAAGTAATAATTCTGGATCGTCAGCACCATCAACAACTTTTGCACTTCAAAGTTTTGCAAATACAACAGATTCAATGTTGCAACTTAGAAACGCTGCAAATAACGCTTTTGTTAATTTAAGAAAATTTGATGGAAGTTTGCCTTTGCCAGATGGTTCAGCCGCCTCGCCCTCACTATTTTTTGATGACGATACGAATACAGGTGTTTTCAGTTCTGCCGCTGATACTTTAAATTTTACTACTGGCGGTGTTGAAAGATTGGAACTAGGAGCTACAACAATTTTCAATGAAAGTGGTGCAGATGTAGATTTTAGAATTGAAGGTGATACTGACCAAAATTTATTTTATGTAGACGCTGGTAATAATCGGATTGGTATAGGTACATCAAGTCCAACAAAAGCACTTACAGTTGGTACAACTACACCCTCAATTTTATTAGCCGATGGAAGCGGTAGAAATGTTGAGCTTATAGGTGGTAGTACTTCAACAAACCCAGGTCTTCGTACGAAATATGCAGAGGCTTTAAATTTTGGTACAAACTCTTTAGAACGTATGCGTATAGATTCGTCTGGCCATTTTTTATTTAATTGCACCTCTTTACCAAGTTCATCTGTGGCTGGTATGGCTTTTGAAAAAAATGGTAATACAGGTGTTATATTTCATTCAAATGGTTCTGCAACAACTAGTATAAATGTAGGTGAGTTTATCAACGGAAATGGAGTGGTGGGAAGAATAACCACAAATGGTAGTAATTGTTCGTTTACAGATGTTAGTGATTATAGGTTAAAAGAAAATGAAGTTGCAATATCTGATGGAATAACAAGATTAAAACAACTAAAACCATACAGATTTAACTATAAAAGTGATGCAACAAAAACATTTGATGGATTTTTTGCACATGAAGCACAAACTGTTGTACCAGAATCAGTAGTTGGAGAAAAAGATGCTACAAAAGAAGATGGTTCAATAGATCCACAATGTATTGATCAAAGTAAACTTGTACCTTTACTTGTAGCTGCTGTAAAGGAACTAATAGGTAAGGTTGAAGCACTTGAAGCCGCTTAGTATAATACGTTTACATATTAAATTTTTATGACTCCACAGGAACTTTACGAAGAAACAAAATCTATTCTTGATTCTGAAATACAACAGGCACAACAGATTCAAAATGAAATACAGGCAAAACAACAACAGTTGAATCAACTGACAACAAAAATAGTGGGAAATCAAAAGTTAGTTGAAGGTCTTAAAAAAGTTGATGGTGTTTCAATAGAAGAAAACACTTAATATATAATCAAAGTATTTAAAATTTATTATGGCTGTAACTTGGAATGTAGTTGCTTTAGATGCAACAAAAACTGTAGGAAGTTTATTTGATGTCGTAACTACTGTTCACTGGACTGCAAGTGATGCAGATGGAGATCATACTGGCTCTTCTTATGGTGCTGTAGGACTCGCTGAAGCTGACAGTGGGTCGTTTACTGCTTATGCAGATATAACAAAAGATAATGCTGTAGCATGGGCTAAAGCTGCACTTGGTTCTGATGAAGTTACAAGAATAGAAACTGGTATTGCTGCACAGATAACAGAATCCAAAACACCTACAAAGTCTACTGGTGTTCCTTGGTCTTAATTAGTTTTATGTTGCATCTGCCTTGTCATAAGGCTCATAGTGACATACAAAGGTGATAAACCTATAATTAGCAATAGAACAGCTATGCTCATAACTGACATAGCCTTAATTACAG